GTGTGCCTTCGAACTCTCCCTCGCCCACGGCGATCAGCATTTTGGCCATGGCAACAGAGCGCAGGCTGTCCGGTGCCTCAGTTGGTGTTTTCGGCTTATCCGAGCCGCCCTTTGCGCCATAGACGTCGATTTTGCGTGCTGCGCCCATGCTTTTCTCCAGGCAATAAAAAACCGCCTCATGGGCGGCTGCGGTGCTGCAAGTGATAGTTACATGCGATCTTCTGCGTATATCTCAGCACTGATAATCGCGCCGCCCCACCGGCGCTCGCCGATGCAAAGCGGTACCGGGTTGCCCGACGCAGTAGTGTTCTTGGCACTGCCGAAGGCGTAGCCGGGGGTGTTCTCGGGCGCTGCGCTGGTCTTGAGGCCGCCGGCTTGGGGGCTGAGCATCTGGATAACACCGCCTGCGACGAGGCCGATGCCTGCGGGCGCCAGATACGGCGCGGTGACCGGGAATACGTACGAAATAGCGAGAAGAACTACACCAACAATCGTCTGGAGAATCCCCGCGCGCTTGCTACCAGTAATCACCGGGGCAATGCGAATGTCTCCCTCTCCACCAAAAGAGAGCTCACCCTCTCCAATATTCTTTTTCCCCCTGAACACCGCGAACTCGATACCCCGGGACTTGGCATTCGACAAGAAGCGCTCGAAACCGGGAACTTGCACGCAGAGAGCTTTGATCGCCTCTGCGGTCGTTCTTACGGACAGCCTGAAAGAACGACCGAATTGGCGTAGCTGACCAAATAGCAGGATTGTAGTGAGTGGTTGGTATTCGATTGCAAGCGCTGCCATGGCTTTCTCCGGGCATTAAAAAGCCGCCCGTAGGCGGCTTGATGTGGTTGTTCGTTACAGGCAGTCGCGGACGGCCGTTTCAATTGCTGATCTACCGTAACCGGGAGCCCAGGACAATCGCTGATAGAGGGCAACACTGCTTCCATTTGAGGATCGATTCACTTCTAGAAGCTCCTCGGCTGTCGAGTCAGTAGCAACGATTAGCCTGTAACCAGTCGAGGTTTCGGTCATCGTGGCGCCTGAGCGAGCATCCTGCCATTTCGGCATTACGCAGAGGGCATATTGCTTTGGCGCTTTACTCGACGACGCACTGATGGTCGCCTTTCCCGCCTTCAGGTCGCCAGGTGTTGTACACCCCACGAGCATCGCCACCGCTACCGTCGCTATCAAAATCCGCATGCCTGCTCCTAAAAAATTGATCCGCCGAAAGTGAAGAACTTGAACGATATTTTATCGTCACCCGCATCTCTCATTTCAAAGCGAATTCTGTCGAGCCCATTATCTACTCGAGAGGCTTCAAGGCGCATGAACTGGGTCAGACCACCACCGAATCCGTTCAGCTCAAGAGCGCTGACATCATGAAAAATTAGCGACACCGCATCCAAACCTAACTCATTGTCAGACAGCACCAACTCCAAATCGTATTTGAAGTCGTTGAATTTGATGTCGATTGCCATAACACAGTTCTGCTCTCGCAGCAGATCGTTCAGACGATCAAGTCTATCCATGTGTCCACCCGTCTGGGATCAAATGCCACGCCACGCGCATGTCGCTCCCTCTTTGGTATGGTGGGACTGTAGCACCGGGAAAGCCAGATGCAAAAAGCCCAGCGCAGGGCTGGGCTTGGCCGGGCTGCCAAACTTACTCTTCTTCGTCAGGGTTCGGCCCAGCGACTTCAAAGCCGTGCGCTTCAGCCTCAGCCAAGAGGCCAGGATCAACCTCGGCCAAATTCAAACCGGAACAGCCTGCACCGTTCAGATACTCCTGAACTGCATTGCTGAAAGCTACTTCCCAGTCAGAAGACTCGTAATCTTCATCGTATTTCGACATGGCTCTATCTCGATGGTTTGGAGGTGGCAATCTAACATCTCTGAGACCGATCTCAATATCTTCCTTCGCTTAGGCTCTCGCTACGCGTCCTGTCCACCCATCCAGTGTGGATGGAATGCCAGTAACTGGTTCAGGGTTTGTCGTAGTAGCTTTGTGCCTCATTTCTAACCAGGGCAGGACGGAAAATGGCGATCGTAACGAAAGAAACGGCAAAGTACGTCTTCCATGAGACGCCAACTATTCTCGGCGGCGGCGACTGGAACGACCTACACCAGATCGGGAGCATAGTTCCAGCCTCGGGCATCTACCGGTGCGAAGGCTGTGGCGATGAAATCACCTCAAACAAAGGTGACAAGTTCCCACCCCAAAACCACCACCAGCACCCGACCGTATTCGGTCCTGACGTGAAATGGCGGCTAATCGTCAAAACCCAAACAAAAGCTTAAAGGATTTCCCCGGTCCTACGCCTGCAAGCCCAAGGATTGGGGTTGCGCAAATTTCGGCGCTGGTAAAGATAGGGAGGTTGATGTGAGCCAACAGTACAGCTATCTCGCCGGCCCGAGCGACGCAATGAAGCGAGAAATTGGCCAGATCGTTATCAACCATGCGCTTTGCGATGCACCGCTTCTAAGTTTATTCATGGCTCTGTCCGGTACATCAGAGCAAACCGCATACATTCTTGTTCAATCACTAAATCTAAAAGCCGGAGGCATGACAAAAGCGATTCTCGACCTCGCAAAAAAGCGAGAGCCAGCTATCAATGCCGAACTGCTGTTGCGGCTTTCTAATCATATCGATGAATATCGAAAGCTCTCGTTGCTGAGGAACGAGGTGGCACACTGGCAATGGCAACCATCGGAGCCTGGATCGGAGTCAGCTAGCGCGTCGAACGTTATGCGGCGCAGCAGCGACAACAAACAAGTGATCAAGGAGTTCACCCTGCACGGACTCACCGAACTATCGGTTGGACTGATAACTACGTTTTCGGCGCTGAGCCTATTCGCGGGCCTCATTCAGTACGAGATACCAGCGTTTGGTTTGAAACATGTTTTTTCAAAAATGGACGAAGTGTCTGCGCGAGTCAAAGAAGCTCTGCTTTCGTTACCAGAACCCTGGGCTGAAGAACTGCCATGATCCGGAAAACCTCCTCCAAGAGGTGAGTGGACATTAACGGATCGTAGAGGCTGTAGATGTACTCCATAGCAGCCTCAGTCATCGCACTGGTCACGATTACTTGCTCCAACTCCTGAGACGACCGCTCTGCAAAGCGCGCCAGGTTCGCGTGGCTTTGCGCCGTGAGCCAATTTGATAATTCTCTCACGCTCGCCTCCTGAGGCAATGCCTCGTCATGTTGGTTGTCTTGCGTCTTTGTGCCTGAGGATCAGGCGTGTTCGGTCATGCCAGGGGCCGCCGTAGATGATGATTTCCGACGGCCTGCCATACAGGTGGTGCAGCAGGAATGGACCCGGGCCGAAGGTGCCCGATTCTTCGCCAGGTAGCGCCGGATCGGTGCCCAAATAAATCCCAGCATGGTTCGGGTGAACCGTCCGCCCGACGTGCATGACGATCAGGTCGCCGCGCTCTGGCCGGTCAACGCGAACGAAGCCGGCGGCCTCATAGTGTTGCTCGTAAAGGCTGGCGTTCTCCGCCCTCTCCCACCAGCCGTCTACGCGCTGGAAGACTTCAAACTCAATCCCCCACTCGAGCTGGTACCAGTCAGCGCAGATCTGCCAGCAGTCCCAGGCGCCGTGTACGAATGGACGCTTAAGCAGCGGCGTGCTGCCCGTAGGCGTGATCGTCCTTAAATCCCTCTCCGGCCACGACAGAATGTGCCAGGGCAAGGCGGTGGCCTCGCACATGGCCAGGTCGTGCGGTGACGGCCTGCTGGTGGCGTCAGGGTGTGAATGAACAATGCCAATCACCTCGCCCAGATCTTCCGCTGCAGCGTAATCCTCTGGATCCAGCCGGAACTCTTCGTTGGGCTCAGTGGCGATGTTCCGGCACGGGAAGTACTTCTGCGCCCGCCCGACGGCCAGCAGCAGGCCGCAGCACTCACGTGGATATTCGGCAGCTGCGTGCGCCTGGATGGCTGCAACGATGTGCTTGCGCATACTCAGCTCCGGGCAATGAGTGAAACGGCGGGGAATCCACCGAAAGACAGTTCGTTGTTCTCGCCGAAGCGCAGCTTGCAGGACGACAAACATCCTTTGCACTGGTCCAGTGCCGGGTCATCCGTAGGGTTGTCCTCATCGTCGAACATAGCGGCACCGGTGTAGCCACAGTCCGGCCCTCGGTAGCCGTTGGTCACGGCCCAGTGACAGAACGTAGTCATCTGCCGGCCTGGCAGCCCGTGGTTATCGATCTCGCCCGGGGAGGACAGCTCCCAGACCACCGCCTCACCGTCCTCGCTGGTTTTCTGGTCGATGTACCAGATCTCCAGCGCCTCCTGGGTCGGGTCGGCAGTTGGATTCCCTTCGGGGTAGTTCGCCGCATCCAGGTACTGGGCCAGCGTCTCACGGACCGTCAGCTTGAACTTCAGCATGTCCTCGAAGGCCAGACACAGCGCTGTGACCCGCCCGTTGACGTTGCCGGCCGCGAAGGTCGGCCGGGAGGCGGTGCCGTCGCTGCTCGAGGAGATACCCTCAATCTGCACCGGCCAGGCTGCGTACTCCTGGCCCTGCCAGATAATCGACTTGGCGGGTAGATCATCTTCGGAGCCCTCGTAGGCCAGCAATTCCTCGGGCGTGTGCGGGATAGCGTGACCGTGGAAGCGCAGGTAATCGGCGCCGTACTCAGTCCCGTCAATTTCAAACAGTCGAATCTCGCCGCCGGGCTCCAGTTTCTGGATGTCCGTGATCAGTGCCATGGATGGTTATCTCAGGGGTGAAAGGTTTGTTCGAAGGTGGCAGTGATGGCGTAGACCGAGCCGCCACGATGCACAGGCTTATAGCCGTTGCACTTGTAAAGCCCAAGTACGCCAAGAGGTGGCGTCCAGAGAAATGCCTTTGCCCCTTTGTGCTTGTCGAGAAACTTCCTGATCTCCAGGATTCGCGCTGCCATACCGGTAAAAGTTACCGGCCAGGATTCCGACTGATTGTTCAGTCCGTCCTCGACCGCCTGCTCGTAGCCATCACCAAACTTTTTGGTCCGGACGCGCTGGGCGATATCACCCTCCGCGCCCTTCTCCGTAGCCCAGGTGAATCGTTCGATAGCCATCAGCGCCCCTTAATTGCTTTGTTGATGACGCCACCCTGGCCCATGTCCTTGTTGCGCATCTGTTGGTACTTCTGCTCAACG